TTTACATATATACATTTTTAGATAAATAGTAATTATTTTAGTTTTTAACAATAATATCATTGTGTTTTTCACTTTTACCATTATCTGGGTGGTATGTAATCGTCTTTTTTGTAACGTCAATTGCATCATAATCGCTTACACGAAAAATGAATGCACTTGTCGTTGCATACGTGTTACAGTCGCGGACACCCTCAATTTTGTCAACCAGATCAAAGGAAAATTCTTGGTACATGCTAGTTGACTTTGTGAGTTTTTCACAAAAATGATCAATGTCAGTTTTGTCAATTTTATATAATTTAAAGAGCATTTCTTCATATTGCTCATTAAATTTTAATTTTCGACCATCCTCACGCTTGGTCCATTTATTTATATCTTTTTCACTTGCTTCTACACCTTCTGTGAATCGTAGCATAGTTTTTGCAACCGTTGAAAAGATTCGTAGATCATTACAGTAACTCAGTATATTGATTGCTTCACCTCTAACAAGCATTTTATTATATTCTTTTTGTTTATTTTGGTTGAGTTTTGGGTTATTCATGGTCCAACCATTAAGCTGTAAAAATCTGTCTAGCTTGCGAATCATCATTATTTTATCATCATAATTCCGAACTAAGTGGCAGGATAGATATTCGACACCTGTGATTTCATGATAAACATCAAATTTTTTGGCTATTTGGCCTAAACCAAAAGGTGTTTCATTTTTGTCATCCTTTGTATAGACATGTTCAAAGGCGCATTTCATATATTTCTCGGCTAAGCTATCATCGATAAAGATAATCGTGTCGTCTCCTGATGCCTCAACTTTAAAATCTTTTTCAGTTAAACCAGCCATTTTGCCTATGAACCTCGTATAAAAAAGTGATCGAGTTGTATTTCCCTGGCTTGTGTTCATCTTACCTGTGGCTTGAGTACCGTGTATTAAATATTGCCATTCCTTCGCAGTGACAAGTTGATCCCAGTTGGTGATAATTTTCTTTAGATCATTGAAATTGCAATAGCTTGATATTTCATTTCTATATTTATTTGCTATGCTAACATATATTTGTTCGTCAATCATCTTTAGAATTTCAATATGCTGAGTAGAATCAAATGCTGAACCATCTAAGCATAAAATTCTAGTTTTTGGCCACAGATTGTACCATTGTTCAAATTTTTCACATCTATCTTCATGTGTTAAACCGCTGCCATAACCGTCATCCATTTCTTTTTGTAGGTTTGAGATATGTTGTATTAATGGTCCCATAATAACCTTCGAGATATCATTTTGTGCTGTTATGTTCCTTGCTTTAGTTTTAGCTTTGACACCGTCACCGTATGCGATTTTTATTTTTTCATCTATCTTTGTGTGCATCTTCATACTTTTGATGTTGAATTTTTTGCCGTTGAAATAATTTTCATATGCTTCAGCATATAGTCGTTTTTGCATACCTTGATAACCACCAATGAATTCATCAATGGTTGGAAAATCCATATCCACCTTTTTAAGTTTCATTATATATTCATCAACCATTGGTTGCAGTTTAGCAACAGTATCTAATTCTGGTCGAACCACACAAGAT